TACACGTAAGGAGTCGTCGGCAGCGTCAGATGTGTATAAGAGACAGTCTTTGTCCATGATCCAAGTTACTTCGGCGGTGCCAAGGATGTCCCTGTAGTCACGGACTACGACGACGCCGTGAGACTTCAGGATGAGGCGCTTAGGGGCAGGGAAGCCGGTCAAGCGCCAGAGGCCCCTGCCCCTACAGTTTATCCCTCTGAACAACTACGAGCGGACCCTGTTGTAGCAAACGACCCTATCGCTGTTCGTTTTAACGAGCAGATTGCCGCGGACCCGCAGGCTGCGATTGAGCAGTACAAGCTTTTACCAGACACCAAGGGTGGCAAGATACTAAACGCTGACCTTGTGCGTGAGCTAAGCCCTGATTATCTGAAAGACCGATCATTGGCTAAAAACGTACACGAGCCGGCTAGCGAGTTGAACAAGGTCATGTACCAACAGCGACTAGTCGATGACATGGGCAAAGAAGGTGTTTGGGTATTCACCGGTGGAGGAGCCGCCTCAGGTAAGTCTGCAGGCTTGACTGATGCTGCAGAAGACGCCGCTGACTTGGTAATGGACGGAACACTAGCCGATTTTGATAAGTCTGTTGGCTTGATTGATGCTGCAGCGGACTCTGGAAAAGCGGTTGAAATTGTTTATATTGACCGTGACCCTCAAAAAGCCATAACCCAGATGTTGGACCGCGCCATTGAAGAGGGCCGTCCTGTCCCATTAGATGTATTCTTAGACGGCCACCGCGGTGCTAGGCAAACAATTAAGAAGCTAACGGAAAAATACGCGGAGGATCCACGGGTAAACATTGAGATTTGGGACAACCAAGGAGGTGAGGGCGAGCAGTTCCTGAAGACTATAGATAATCTCAGTGAAATGGAGTATGATACAGCTTTAAAAGAAAGCTTAAAGGTGGTGGATGAATACTATGCAGCCAACAAAATCGACCAAAAGCTCTACGACGCCATCACAGGTGACATTCAGCCCCGAACTGGAAGCGCGTCGGAAGCAATTCCGAGCAGCCGTGGCGCAGGGAATACGAAATCTGGGTCCCTCAAAGACGCAGAAAAACAGCTAGGCATCACTGAAGACGCCAAGAAGCAATGGCGAGCTACCCGTTCTGGCGTTAGGCAAACTCGGGTCCCCGAGGTTCAAAAAGCCGCAAAACAGTTACGTGAAGGCAAGATAGGCACCGAGCAATACCAAGAGATTGTTCGAGAGTTTCAGCCTATTAAGCCATTAGCCGCGGTCCCACAAATGCCTACCCTTGAAGACATTGCGATGGCTCTGACTAAAAACCCAGAGAAATCAGCAGGCATTGTAGGTGTAAACGTAGACATTCCCGATGGCACTCCTGTAGCATCACGCTTAGATATACCTGCCTATGAGTCCTATGACACATGGGTAGTTTCTTTGCATGATGGAACTAAGTCAGGCGGAGAAGCTATAGGATACGGACAAGCGGCTGTACTCAACAATGTCGAGTTTAAGTCTAGTGCTAAAGGCGGCTTAAACATTGCAGCAGGCGAAATGCCAAGTGGCAAGCCTGCAAGTAAAAGCACCATTGCTAGGGTATACGGCTCGTGGGAAAATCGTCCACCTGAAGATGTCAGGGCAATGGCGGAAGAAATCGTTAGGACCAACGATCCAGATTGGGTCGAGGTTGGCATGAATCCTTTCCGCCACAGTTATTTCTACCAGAAGACTGATGGCATGCCGGTTAAGTCTGCTGAACAGGTCATACAGGTAGGTCCATTAGTTCTGGCTAAGAAGCCTCAGACAATACCTGTAGAAAGCCCAGAGCATTTGGTAAAGACACCACAGGGTAACAGATATTTTAAGCATGGCGGTTTAGTAGAACGCGTATATAACGATAACCGCAAATACTTCTAGGACGACGACATGCCAATAGACAAGGTAGTAAACCTAGCGCCCGTAACTGACATCATTGAGATGATGGAAGAGGATGCGCCGGACATAGAGGTCATCCTTGAAGACGATGGTAGTGCTGTCGTTGAAGTAAGCGAAGAAAACGATGTCGATTTCTACAGCAACCTTGCTGAAGTCATTGATGAAGACGAGCTGAACAAGATTTCGTTGGATCTTTTAGCTTTATTCGAGGCGGACAAGTCTTCACGGTCAGATTGGGAAGACATGTACTCCAAAGGCATGGAGCTTTTGGGGCTAAAAATTGAAGATCGCACACGTCCTTTCCGTGGTGCTGCGGGTGCGGTACACCCAATGTTGACCGAGTCTATCGTCCAATTCCAATCGCAGGCATTCAAAGAGCTCATGCCTGCCGGAGGTCCTGTTCGCACGCAAACCTTAGGCAAAGAAACGCTTGATAAGGTCCAACAGGCATCGCGTGTCCAAGATTTTATGAATTACCAGATCACTTCGGTCATGAAAGAGTATACGCCGGAGTTCGATCAGCTACTGTTTTACGTCGGTTACGGCGGCTCTGCGTTCAAAAAGGTTTATTACGATGAACAACTGGGCCGTATGGTCAGTCGTTTGGTTCTTCCTGACGATCTTTATATTCCTTACAACGGCTCGAGCGTCATTTCTGAGTGCCCAAGAATCACCCACCGTATTTCTATGGACTCAAACGAGTTCAGAAAGCGTGTTGTTGCCGGTGAATATCGCGACGTAACCGTTGAGCCAAGCGAAAACCCGCTTGGTGGGGATCAAATCCGCTATTCTATTGACAAAGTTACCGGTTTAGTCGAGACAGGCGAGCCCGAAGAGATATTTTTGCTTGAATTCCAAGTGGATTTGGACATTTTTGGCTTCGAAGACGAGGACGAAAAGGGCAAACCCACCGGAATTAAGCTGCCATACGTAGTAACCATTGATGAAAACAGTGGTCAGGTGGTAAGCGTCCGCCGTAACTGGCTAGAAGATGACGAATACAAGTGCCGACGCGAATATTTTGTGCATTATGTGCTTGTAGAAGGTCCCGGAGCTTATGGTTTGGGCTTTGTGCACCTGATTGGTGGTCTTTCGAAGACCGCAACTATGGCATTACGTCAACTTTTGGACGCAGGCACGCTTGCAAACCTCCCCGCAGGCTTCAAAGCCAAGGGCGCCCGCATTGCAGACGAAGATGGACCCATTCAACCGGGTGAATGGCGTGATATTGACGCCGGTGGCGCAGAATTGTCGTCTTCTTTGCTGCCTTTGCCGTATAAAGAGCCTTCTCAGACCCTGTTTACCCTCTTAGGCTTCACTGTAGAGGCAGGAAGACGCCTTGCAAGCATTGCTGATATGCAGGTAGGGGATGGCAACCAACAGGCCGCAGTGGGCACCACACTGGCTCTGCTGGAGCGTGGCTCTATGGTCATGTCGGCTATACACAAGCGCCTTTACTATGCTCAGACGCAAGAATTTGAGATGTTGGCGGCAGGGTTTGGGGCATTTTTACCCGATGAATACCCATATGACGTGCCCGGCGCATCCAGATGTGTAAAAAAGGCAGATTTTTCCCATATGGTCGCTGTATTGCCAGTAGCGGACCCCAATGTTTTCTCTGCTGCTCAACGCATTACCCTTGCACAGACGCAATTACAGCTAGCGCAAAGCGCACCGCAGATGCACAACATGTACGAGGCGTATTACCGCGTTTATCAGGCAATGAACGTGCGTGACATCGACGGCATTCTGAAAGTACAGACCAACCAGATGCCCAAGGACCCGGCCAGTGAAAACATGGACGTGGCAGACGGCAAAGAACTCAAGGCCTTTGCTGGCCAACAGCACGACGCTCATATTGCCTCTCATTTGATGATGGGGCTGTCTCCATTGATACAGGCCAATCCGCTAGCTGCTTCGGAGTTGCAGAAACATATCCTGCAGCACATCCGCCTGAAGGCAGAAGAGGCTACCGAGGCCGAACTGTTTGTGGAATACGGCGAAGACCCCGACAAGATGATTTCCGATCTACAGCGTGAGGCAATGGTCTCGATTAAAGTCGCTGAGTACATGATTGAAATGAAGTCGGTGCAGGGCCAGCTTTCTGGAGAAGGCCAAGGTGAAGACCCTGTTGTTGCGCTCAAGGCACAAGAGCTTCAACAGCGTGCGGCTAAGGACCAAGCAGACATTCAGGCCAAGCAGCAGGGCCTACAGATCGACCAACAACGTATTGCAGCTAATCAGCAGGCTAACGAGGCCCGTATTCAGGCCCAGAAAGACATTGCCGATCAGCGTGCAGCCGTTGCAATGGAGCGTATTTATGCGCCCAAAAAAGGAGGCCGCTAATGCCTTTGAAAAAAGGCTCTAGTCAGAAAACCATCTCTAAGAATATTCGTACTGAGATGGCAGCAGGCAAGCCTAGAAAACAGGCCATTGCTATTGCCTTGAACACAGCAGGCAAAAGTAAGTCTGTGAAGAAAAAAGCCGGAGGTTCTGTAAAGAAGCCTGCGGTTAGAACCGTCAAGAAGCGTGACGGTAATAGACCCGTTAAGATTTATTAACGCAAGCCTTCCAGATGGTGGCACTAAACCGTCTGCTTACATGGAAATACGACCATGCTTGAGTTCGCAGAAAGCGTACTGCGCGAAGTCAGAAAGCTAGAGAAAGATTCAGAAACCATTATTCTTAATGGTTCTATCTCTGACATGGAGCGCTACCGTTTCATGATGGGCCGTTTGGAAGGCATAAGACTTGTGGATGAACTTATTCGAGAGCAGTTGGATAAGTATTCAGAAGATTAACCAACCAAAGGAGCCTATATGGAACCCGAGAAAAAACTAACCCCGCTCGAAGAAAAGTGGAAAGAAGAGGCCAACAAGCCTAGAAAAACCACTTTGGACGATGCGTATACCCAAGAGGGCAAAGTAGCAGACGAGGGCGTATCGCAGTCTGTTCTTGACCTTATCCCAAAACCCACAGGGTGGCGCATAGCTATTCTTCCTTTTCGTGGCGCTAAGACCACAAAGGGAGGGATCGTTCTCGCCCCTGAAACCCAAAAACAGACCCAGCTTGCCACTAATGTTGGCTATGTTTTGAAGATGGGTGACCTAGCCTATGCGGACGAATCTAAGTTCCCATACGGACCATGGTGCAAGGAAGGGGATTGGGTAGTGTTTGGCCGTTATGCCGGCTCTCGGATTCAAATAGACGGTGGTGAGATTCGTCTACTTAACGACGATGAAATTCTTGGGATCGTGAATGATCCTGACGACATTATTCACATGTAAGGAGAGATGGAATGAGCGAACCTAAGAACGAAGAATTAGAGTTTAACGTCGGTGACGACGAGCAGGAAGCGACCGTGGAAATTAACGAAGACGGTAGCGACGCTAAGCTAGAGGAGGCCGAACAGGCTCCTGTTGTTGAGGAAGAGAAAGAGCAGAAAGCGGAAGCGCCAAAAAGCGAGGACCTTGATAAATATACGAAGGGGGTGCAGAAGCGCATCGACAAGCTTACTGCCCGTCTCCGAGAGACCCAACGCCGTGAAGAAGCGGCAATTGAGTATGCTAAAAGCGTTCAGCAACAAAACGATGAGCTGCAGCAAAAGTACGCCAAGACCGACACTGAGCGACTAGGCGAAGCAAAAAGCCGCGTTGAAACGCAAGTCACCGCCCTTAAGCACATTATCAAGAAAGCCCGCGAAGAGGGCGACATTGATACAGAGACTGAGGCGCAACAAAGGCTTACGACTATAGTCTGGGAGCAGCAGCGCTTAGCTCAGGCCATGCAAGAGCGCGAAATTGCTGCTAAACAGCCTCAACAGCCTCGGCAACAGCCTGAAATATTGCAGCCGAGAAGGGCAGAGCCGGACCCGCGTGCAGAGGAGTGGGCTGAAAACAACCCGTGGTTTGGTCAAAATACAGTAATGACGCACGCTGTGTGGGGGTTACATAAAGACTTAATACAGAAAGAAGGGTTTGACCCGACTACTAATGAGTATTATGATGAAATAGATCGTAGAATGCGTACCCTATTTCCGCAGGAGTTTCAGGCAGATGCGCCTGAAGAGCCCGCGCAACAAACTAACAGGAATAGCCGTCCCGTGCAGACGGTGGCCCCTGCAACCCGCTCGTCGGGAGTAAACAATTCAGCACGCCGCTCCGTCCGGTTAAAGCCGAGTCAGGTAGCCATAGCAAAGAAACTTGGGGTTCCACTTGAAGAATACGCAAAATACGTGAAGGAGTAACACATGAGCAACAAAAGCAACGTGCCAAAACTTAATCGCAGTGCCCGTGGGACTGAGTCTCGTGAAGAGACTGCGCGCCGTAAGCCTTGGGCTCCTCCTTCTCGATTGGATGCTCCTCCTGCTAAAGATGGTTATAGGCATCGTTGGATCAGAGCAGAGTCAGGTGGTCAGGATGATCGTATTAACGTAGCAGGCAAACTCCGTGAGGGGTATGAGCTTGTTCGTGCAGACGAGTATCCGGACCACGAGACAACCTCTGCTGATGACGGTAAGCATGCAGGTGTAGTGAGCGTAGGCTCGCTAGTATTAGCCCGCATACCTGAGGAAACAGCAGAAGAGCGTCGAGCGTACTATTCTTCACGAACCCATGATCAGCTAAGGGCTGTCGATAATGACCTGTTGAAGACGAATGCACACTCGTCTATGAAGATCAACACGCCAGAACGCCAGTCCCGCGTAAGTCTCGGTGGTCCTCGCACGGACACCGAATAACCTATTTAAAGGACATTTATCATGGCTAATGTAGATAAAGCTTTCGGTATGCGTCCGCTCGGTAACCTTTCTGCTTCTGGTTCACAGAAGCAGTTTGGCTATGAGATTGCGGACAATCAGGCCGGCGCAATTTACCAAGGCGACTTGGTAACAATATATGACGGCTACCTCGTCCAGTTTGACCCTAGCACTCACACTGCTGCGGTTGGTGTTTTCAATGGTTGTAACTACATTGATCCGACTACTGGCAAGCCCACTTGGAAAAACTATTACCCCGGTTCTGTCAACATCACACAGGGCAAGATCATTGCTGACGTGCTTGACGATCCTAATCAGCTGTTCATTATCCAGAACGATGGCACATCTGCTGCTGCCAACTATGGTAAGAACGCTGACGTGGTAATGGGTACTGGCGACACTACTACTGGTGTTTCTGGTATGGAACTTAGTACATCCACTATTGCAAACACTGCCGCATTGAACGTAAAGATCGTAGGTCTTTGGGACGTTCCTAACAATGCAGTAGGTGAATTTGCTGTTGTGGTTGTTAAGATCAACGAACACCTCTACGGTAGTGCAGGTGTTGCAGGACAAGGAGCTTAAACCATGGCTATTTCACGTTCACAATTAGTAAAAGAGCTTGAGCCCGGTCTAAACGCCTTGTTTGGTCTGGAGTATCAAAACTACGAAAACGAGCATGCTGAAATCTACGAAACCGAGTCTTCTGACCGGGCCTTCGAAGAAGAGGTGATGCTGTCTGGCTTTGGCGAGGCCCCAGTTAAGACTGAAGGTGCAGGCGTTGCATACGACCAAGCGCAAGAAGTCTACACTGCTCGCTACACTCACGAGACAATCGCTCTTGCATTCTCACTGACTGAAGAAGCGATTGAAGACAACCTGTATGACCGCCTTGCGGCTCGTTATACTAAGGCTCTTGCTCGTTCAATGGCCACTACTAAGCAGATCAAAGCTGCAGCCATCCTCAACGGTGCATTCACTACCTCTACTGGTGGTGACGGCAAAGCGTTGTGTGCGACAGATCACCCCACCCTGAGTGGCCCTGATCTCCGCAATGAGCTGTCAGTAGCTGCTGACCTTTCAGAGACTTCTCTCGAGCAGGCTCTGATCGACATCGCTGCGTTCACTGACGAGCGTGGACTGAAGATTGCTGTCCAAGGCCTCAAGCTGATTATTCCTAAGGAACTTCAGTTCACAGCCGACCGCATCCTGAAGTCTACTCTGCGTGTTGGTACTGCAGACAACGACATCAACGCCGTTCGCAACATGGGAATGGTGCCTCAGGGCTACTCAGTCAACCACTATCTGACTGACCCTGACGCATTCTTCATCATGACTGATGCGCCTAACGGCATGAAGATGTTCCAGCGCGTAGCCATCAAGACTGGCTTCGAAGGTGACTTCGAAACTGGCAATGTTCGCTACAAGGCACGCGAGCGCTACAGCTTTGGCTTTAGTGATCCGCGTGGTATCTTTGGCTCACCGGGTACTCCGTAAGCTAATTGATGCAAAGGAAAAGGGCCCCTCGGGGCCCTTTTTTGTGATAGATATGGCTCAGAGCAATACAAAGCTATGCCCTTTGTGCAATAAACGTCTCAAACTAAAGGATTTTGAGCATCTTAAGAACGGATACATACGAAAAATTTGCAGCCCATGCAGGAATGCTCAACGTGCCCGCCAATCCTCAGCATCTCCCAAAGCTTACCTCAATACTTTATGCATTCAACTAAGGTCGCACCGTCGTAAGCAAAAAATAGAATTCACGCTTACCCCAGAAGAGCTCCACCTGCTTTGGGAAAAACAGGAAGGCCGGTGCGCCTTATCGGGAGTAATTATGACTCACCAAAGAGACGGGGCCCATGGTGAGGGAAAGAAGAAAGACCTTAATGCCTCTATTGACAGGATAAATCCAGCGGGACCGTATTGCTTAGATAATGTGCAGCTGGTGGCATCAAGGGTAAATACGATGAAACACACGCTTTCGGAAGACATGTTCTTATGGTGGGTCAGGAATATTTACGAAAAGACCAGAGAACAAGACTCTTCCATTTAGCCAAAAATGATGTAATATGCAAGTGTACCGGGGTCATCCGGTGTATCTGACAGTCCCGGCTGACGACATGCAGACAGATGCACCCCAAATTAACTCGCATGTGAGGATTCTCAAATGGCTAACACCACCTTCTCAGGTCCGGTCACCTCTAACAATGGTTTTGTTGGCGCGGTAACTGCGACTACTGTAACTGCTAGCAGCACTCTTGACGTAACAGGTGACGCTACTCTTTCTGGCACAGCTAACGTAATCATTATTCCCACCAGCGATCCCGGTGTTGCCGGCGCTATCTGGAACAATGGCGGTACTCTGGCTGTTTCTGCAGGTTAATCCTTACTAACTGAAGGAGAGGCCCATGAGTTTCAGCAATATTCAGTCTGTCACCAAAACGGCAGACGCTTCAGCAGTAACTGGCCGCACACGTCTTCTAGGGGTGTATTTCACTAATACAGCCACGGCTTCGTCTTTTGAATTAAAAGACGGCACCACTGATGCCGGCACAGCTAAGCTAACCATTAACACTCCTGCTGCTGCAGGGGCTCAAGACTTAATGATTCCAGATATGGGCATAGTCTTTGAAACAGGCATTTATGTTGACGTAGAAGACGCAAATATAACAAGCGTGACCCTCTTGTTTGAGGGCGGAGCCGCTGCTTAATGGCTAGCACCAAAAACGTAAAAAGAACGCCTTCTGGGCGTCTTACCTACCGCGGAGAGTCTTTTTCTGGCTACAACAAGCCCAAGAGAACGTCGGGGGGCAGTAAGAAGTTTGCGGTGCTGGCCAAGAAAGGCGATGAAGTTAAGTTGGTCCGGTTTGGAGATCCAAACATGCGGATCAAAAAAAGCAACCCTGAGCGGCGCGCCAATTTCAGGGCTAGGCATAACTGCGACACTGCCAAGGACAAGTTTTCAGCACGATACTGGAGCTGTAAAAAATGGTAGCCAA